CTCTCCTTAAGTTAGGTCTACAATTTCACAGCTGTCGCCAGAACACGCTAATGTTTGACTACCTGCTGTATTATCTTCTTGCTCATACTCAGATAGTTTCTCCCAATCAATTGAACTTGGCATACAAGACAGCAAGGTATCGTAGTCAGTCTTACTACAGTCTTGGTAAGGTGCTTGCTGGTATGTATGCTCATGGAATGGAAGGAACGAAACGCCTGACATCTCATCAAAGTGCTCGTACACAAAAGCTCCTACAGAAAGCCATTCGTCTGGACGTACATTTATAGTTACGCTAGGTTTATGTTCGCACCAATGCCGTTGATACATTAGCCACATCTTTAGCTGATCTATGGCAGTAGTATCTTTGGTACATACCGCACCGTCTGGAGCCTTCTGAGGAAAACTAAACACAGTAGTCTGGTCTGGCTTCATTACGTCTGGTTCATGGGGTATGCCTTGATCCATCATAAACTGTGTAAGTGGGTCTTTGTTATCACCACGTACAGTACGGATGTAGTAGGGCGAGTGGCGAGAGTGTATGCCCGATGCGCTATTCACCAATTGTGATACCGTTCCTGACGGCTTAACACACGAGATTGCAGTAGAGGCAGGGATGCCAAGACGCTTAGCCCACTCAGCATTAGTCGAGACAGCAATAGAACGTAGGTGCTCAAGTGTTTGATCCAGGCCTGAGTTAGCTGTTGTGAGTAGTGGGTTGTCCATTATCCCCGTGAGTGACACACCCAACAGGCGTTCCTCTTCGGTATTTCGCTGCCACAGTTTTCGCAAGTAAGGGAACTTCGTGAAGGTAGATTGAATAGTACCCAAGATTGTAGCAATACGAACTTTTCTTTCAAGGTCTGCAAGATTATCTGTCGCACGTACTACACACTCCGTTAAATTACACACCTGACCACTGCGTAATATTATCTCGCTGCAAGGGTTAGTGCCGAACTCATGGTCTGCATCACGCCTACCATTCTTAGCTGCTTGCTTCTTAGCTGCCTCACGGTTGAAGATACCACGCTCACCTGAGCCTGACTCAACCAATGCCATCCACTCACGCATAAAGGATAGACTGTCAGGCTTCTCAGAGTATGCTACTGAGTTGTTAGCCAAGGCACGATGCGGGTTGTTGTCCCACCATGCACCAGACTTAGCTGTACGCATACGGTCATCACTAAGATTACTCAATGAAATCATAGCACTACGGCGCACACCGCCTACGACTACTACTTCACCTATCTTACACATGATGTCGTGACACTCTATAGATGATAGCTTTCGCCCCTGTGCATCTTTAAATGTTTTAATTGTAAAGTTAAACAAGTCGATCAGTGGCGCTGGGCCTGATGCCCTACCTCCGAATGTCTTGAGCCTTGCGCCAGCTGGACGTACCCTACTCACGTCCCACGTAGGTATCTCACCAATGTACAGTAGCGCAATCACTTGACGGAGAGCCTTGGACCAACCCTCTTTGCTGTCCTTAACAACTATGTTAGTCTCACTGTCAAACAACTCAGGAACTTCAGGTAGCTTCTGAACGTACTGACGCTCAACACTAAAGCCTACCCCAGTACCACACATGAGAACGTGCATAGCTTCATCAAAGGCTAGCTTATCATCTACAGCTATGTAAGAGCAGTTATACATTGATATATTATCACGCATAGCTGCAGGGCCAGCCGTCATTAAACTTCGCATAGATGGCATTACATCTAGGCTTAGTATGGCTTGTTCAATGTCTTTGACGTAAGAGTCTTTGCCAGCTAAAGGATACACAATATTTTCCATGTATCGTGCTACTGTCTCACCCCAAGTCTCACGCCTTCCTTCTTTGTCCAGCCAACGTGCATAACGTGACTTGTGTATAAATGACTGGTAGTCTGTTGGTAAGTAGTTGTTGCTCATGTTGTTATCTTTCTGTTGTGTATGTTCTACTATCGGTTGTCGCCACTACCCCTCAGGGTTCCCCTGGCTTCACGTCCATCTAACTTCTCAACGTTCAGTCTGATGATGTCTCCAAGTCCGTAACCAAAGATCGTACCAAGGGCTACGCCATAAAAAAAGACATCACCTATCTCCTTAGCAATCTCCTCAGGAGTAAACTTGTGCTTGTCACGTATTAGTTTCTTAACCTTTTCAGCTACCTCCCCTGCCTCACCTACAAGTCCAAGTGTATTCTCAACTAAACGATCATGTCCTTCAGTTAAAATCTTAGCCTCAACCCATTCACTGTACCACTCAAATGGATCAAGGCTATACCTGTTGCCGTCTACCATCTTGTAGTAGCCCATAGCGTCTAGGTCAACATCACTTAGCATTAGTATCAGCGTCCAATGACTTCTTTATGTCGTCTGCCTGTTTTTTAGTTACGTCTGATATGGTCGGCCTACCTTCTAGAGAAGTCTTTAGTTCTTCAGTCTTCATCTGCTGTACAGACTGAGTACACCTAACCATGTGGTTGAATAAGATAAGAGAGTTCTGACCCAGGTTAAGTAAGTTAACAAGATCTGTCTGTTCTTTAGTTAAGTCTTCTGAGTCATACTCTTTATCGTTGATAGAAATTTTAGTCATAAGTGTTTACCTCACAGTTTAGGATGACAATATCATCAGTATCATAAATTAAATCCTCAAGCAACTCCAGTACTTCCACACAACAATTAGTGTCTGATACCTCTAAGAAGTTAGCCTCAGGATCTACCTCTAAGACAAGTCTAGCCTCAAATTTCATTGGCAGAAACTCCTAGTTATATTATTTATCACGGTATAGTCAACCGTATTCTTTACGAAGTGAAGCCAAAGAAATAAACTCTGGTTCGTAGAACCCATTCTGTATTTCTCTCTTGACTACTACCCCAGACCACCAGTCTAGGTTAGCTTGACCAGCCCAAGATTCATCAGCACCTTTAAAGCAACCAGCTACTAGACCTATAGCACCAGCTGCATCTTTAAACTTTAAGTCTCTCTTGTGTGAGTGACCACAGGTTGAACTCTTAAACCTGTTAGCAAGTAAGGAATTTGCGTGGTGCATTCCACTCATGGCTGTGCCAAAATTACCAGCACTAAAAAAGTGAGCATAAGACACACCGTCATAGTCTTTGATGGCTGGCGCTGAGTTGTGATATTCGTGGTACTCATCGAACCAGTGGCTAGTCTGTAGGTGGCTGAAGGAGATACCGTACTTAGATCCTTCTAAACGTGGGTCGTTCTTCAAAGCTTTCTTGATACGGTTTTCATGGTTACCTTCAAACCCGTAGAAGGCTGGACGCTTACGCTTGTGGTGCCTAAACTTCCAACGTAGACGATCCTGCGCCTCGTTGTAATGTTCGATGTCTGCCTCGTAGCTCTGGCTAACGATAGACTCTGGGCTGCGTGTATCAAATGTATTCAGTGATCTCATGTCAGCACCGTCACCTAAGTCCACAACGTAGTCAGGCTTGATGTCATAGAGGAAGTCACCAAGTAGGCTGAACCTATCGTTACTAACTGACGGATCACAGTGAGCACAAGAAAACACAACAGCTGTTTTACTTACAGTGTTTATAGGCATAACCTTGAACCTTTCTTACTACGTCATCGTGCTGGGAATTACCGTTACTATCAATAAAAAGACTAAAGTTACTAGACAAAAAGTCTATGTCATCCATAGCTTGCTTCATACTATCGTAGTAAAACTCTTCCTCATGTAGGTCACTATCGTACTTGTACTTAGTTAAGCAAAGGTTCCAAGGAAGGTCTACGCCGTTTTCGAATGGCCCTTTGATTACCTTAAGTATCTCAGCGTATGGTTTAAACTGTTTAGTCATTACTGCTCTCCTCTAACCAGGATTCTGGTATAACCTTGTCGGCATAGATGAAGCCGTGCTTAGTACACCAGTCACCATATGTAGACTTACTGCCTTTATATATACGTGATTTACTATTTGTAAAGACAAATCGTATGTCATGCTCAGGAAATTGTCTGCGTATTTCTTTATGTTTCCTTCTGTCGTCAGAAACGAAGCGGCCCTTGGTCTCAACTATGATGCCGTTACCTAGAACAAAGTCAGGTGTGTAGGTTCTATTGCGTAGATCTATCCACTTAATCTTTGTTTTTTCGTAGGTAAAGGAGATGTTTCTTTTCCTAAGGTAGTTGGCTGTGTCTACCTCTAGACCTGAGCGATACCCTTCTTGGATACCCCTCAGTCTTTTGTTATTAAATTTCACCACGAAACTCTAAGTCCTCTGCTACGTTAGGAAGTTTGTTTACCTTAGTGAGGTAGAGTGGTTTGTCACTGTAGACAAACTTACGTAACTTAGGGTAACATATCTTCTTGAAATCGCAGTACCCACAGGTAGAAGCTAGTTTCATGTTGCCGTTGTTGCTTGCCTTAGACTGAGGCACAGGTTCAAAGGCTCTATCAGGTGGCTCATCACTCTTAGCCATAGCCTTAAGGTGCTTGACTGTGCTTTCCTTTGCATCAAACTCTTCAGAAAAATCATACACGTCTAGGCATACAGCCCCGCTAACCTTACATACCACAAGAAAACCACCATGTGTCTTATCAGTTACGAGTGGATCATCAACGGCTGCGTATACGTATGAACTAAGCTGAGAGATGTAACCAAAAGGATCATCGTTACGTAGGTTGCCAACCTTAAACTTCTTAAAGGCGTAAGGTGACGCAGACTTAACATCAATAGTCATGCCGTTAATGACAGCATCTCTGTGACCTTTGATACCATGTACATCCATGCGGTCCTGAGCACCAGTGACTGAGTGTCCAGACACAGCTGCTATAGCCAGCACTAGCTCTTCGATCATGTCACCGTAGAAGAATTTGAATAGGGTATCTGGGCCTAAGGGTTCTGACTCCAAAGACTTATTAACTTTGTACCATAGCTTACGCTCACATGGTGTACCAAGGGATGAGAGTGACAGGTAGGCACGGGGTTCCTGTGGTTTAGCAAACCTTTGCTCAGCCATATCTGCTATGTTGTTAGACATGAACTCACCAATAGACTTATCCCAACCGTTGCGGCCTAGGATAGTCTGCTCAATGTCATGCACCAGTGTGGCGTTTGTCTTAACTTCCATTGTACATCTCCCTTGCTATGAATAATAATGCCCCCACCCAACTAAGGGAAGGGGCTTTGTTATAGAACAACACACATTTAAAACATCTAGAAAGGAATAGTATCTTCTACCGTAACTTTCTTAGTAGATGCTTTGGTAACAGGGGCAGCTTTAGTATCCTCAACCTTAGAGGATAAGTCTTTAAAGGAAGGGGAGGAGCTTCCTCCTTCAGACTCGTAGGTCACGTGGTCTATGACCTGCACCGCTTCCAGACGTGTACCCCTACGTCCAGTCGATGTATCGTAAACGGCTACACGTATCATACCTGTGCTACCGTTACCAATGTACCCGTCTACGTCAAAGTCCCAGTCTTGTCCCTTAACATTCACAACAGTTGGAGTACCACTACCCCATTCATTCCTGCCTTTAAAGGGGCGGCTAAGTGTAACCTTAGTACCACCCTCGACGGATTCCATTTTCTTCTGACACCCAGCTGTCGTAAGCTTAGATGTATTGTCTTCATCAAGAATGATGGTAACTTTGCACTCACCATCTGTCTCAACGTTCCATGATGCTTGATCACGGTTGTGTTCAAATACCTTAGCCCACTCTAGTGTGCCAAACAATTCAAGAATTTCAGTAGCCATTTTTAATACCTCTTAACTATGGTGTTTCTATTGTATAATCAATTATCAGTGGGTGTCAAGCCAATTTATCCCTACATCATAAGATCCTGGTGTAGGTATCCTAAACCCTAGCTCAACACCTACGTCTTCCATACACTTAGCTTGGAGTTTACCTAACTCTTCAGCCTCTTCTTTAGTTCCTATAACCTCTGTCTGGTATTCATCATGAATGAACCCCACCATCTTGAAGTTGATACCCAGCTTACGTGCCTCAGTAGTCCAGCTAAGGAGTGTGTGCTTCATTAGAATACTTTCAGCTGACTGCAACATACCAGCCAACGTCTTGTGTTCGTTAGGTACTTTAACCTTGCGGCCATCATACCCTGTGAAGTACCCTTGCTCAGCTATATAGGGAACAAGCCTGTTCTTTAAGTCAGCTAAGCCATCAATAGATTTAACGAATGACTCCCTAGCCTGTACCGCACCAACCTTGTTAACCTTGAGTATCTGTGCAGTCTTCTCTACACCTGCCCCTAGAAGCCAAGCGTAGATAAAAGTCTTAGCCATGTCACGTGTCGCATGGCTGATGCCCAAAGCTTTCTTGTTGACGTTGTGTATATCTGTTTCATTCTCCTTCTTACCGTCCATAATAGCACGTGCATATTGATCTGCATCGAAGTGTCTCCACATATAGTCTGCTAATACTCTAAGCTGGATACCGTCTGCATCCGTACCTACTAGCCAACTACCCTTAGGTGTAGTCCAACATGAACGTAGGTCAGAGTCATACTGCTTCTTAACTTCTTCAACCGCTGACTTAGGTTCGCCATGAAAGGATGATGGTATGTTTGCTGTGTTGGGAGAATTGTGTGCACACCTACCCGTCCATGCACCAATGTTATTGATGGTGCCGTGTATACGCCCATCAGTACCTACCTGATTGATCCATTCGACTAGTGAACTACGGCGTCCCTCAAGGGTAAGCCACTTAGCTAGTGAACGTGCGCCCTCTGGGGCACACTCAGGTAAGGTTTCAAGGTTATCTTCCGAACAGGCCCACCCGTACTTAGATAGATCATCCTTCTTTTCTTTGTAAAACTCCTTAGTCATACCGACACCCTTCTTACCATACGGATCACCGACAGACAGCCTAGCAAACTTAACAGCAGTGACAGTCTTGTCATATGGTTTCCAGCCAGCATCCCACAGTGCTTCAATACGATCCTTAGACGATCCAGGTTTGAAGTCAATCCAGTTGTAGCACACTAGGTCTTCACCTATAACTTGGGTCAGAGCATACTTTTCCTTAGCCTTCACAACACTAGCCACCTCAGTGCCATCTATCTTTAGGCGGTACATCATTGTGTTCACAGGTGTAAGCTTAGGTGGGAAGTCTACTTGAAACTGATCCTCTAGGGTAGACATCTGATCTAGTACAGATGCTAGCAGTCCAGAAGCCTTAGGCGTATCGAAGGCAAACCCGTAGTACCTAGTACGTACCAACTCAATCTGTAGGTTATGTTCTGCACGTAATGATCTCTTCCAGCTGTCGTCATAGATGTACTTAGAGAAGTGATTGTACAAAGCCTCAGTCGTATCCAAGTCACCGTACCAGTAGTCAACCATCTCCTGTGAGAACTCACTGAAGTTATGGAAGTCTCCCTTGTGTACACCAAGCCTACGCCCCCAAGCATCTAAACTATGAGGAGATCTAGCACCCTTAGGTATCTCAATCCCGTAGTCCACAACACGTGACACCAGTAGGGTATCAATAACCTTAGCTGGGTCAATGAGCCTAGGCTGAAGCAATCTGTTTATCTCAGGCGCATCAAACTGAATGAAGTTATGACCAACAAAGTAATCGACTGACTTGTGCCACTCAATAGCAGCAGCCTTAGCAACAGTATCTTCGTGACAGTTCTCAAACTTGTAGACCTCACCTGTGTCCACATCCTTGCCACCACACAACCAAAGCTTGTCGCTACCTATGACAGCATTAGTTTCTATATCGCTAATAACAATCTTCATACTTGGAATGAAACCTCCTCTAGTACTGTGGTGTCTGGGTCATAGTAAACACTACCTGCCTTACCTAGCTTAGCGAAGGGACGGTTCTTGTCAACGATGAAGTTAGTTGTGTTGCGTATTGTTTCATCTTCTGACTCAGTGTCACGCTCCAACTTAATACATACGATTGCTTCCTCTTCGAGTGAGGCAGCATACTTGGTACGGCCATCATCATTCACCTGTGAGATAAAGATAACACCAATGTTTAGTTCCTTAGCCAGCTGAGCCATACGTGCACCTAGTGTAGTCAAAGTACTGGTAGCACCCTCAACACCAGCATTGGATAGGTAGGCCAGTCGTTGTACGTGGTCAATGAAAATGAACTCAGCCCCGTATACTGTGGTGGCTAGCCTTACATAGTCGAGTAGCTGCATGGGATCATCATGTCCACGCATCTCAAAGACTATTGTCTTATCATCTTGGGAAGCAATCTTAGCTGCTAGGATAACCTGATCCTCAGTCACACCGTTGTCCCTAGCATCCTCTTTGGTACGGACGTTGCAGCCTAGCTCATAGGTAGCCATTGCACGGTAGGTGGTAGACTTCATCTCTTCCATGTGAAGCATAGCTACCTTTGTGTCTTGCTTAAGCAACCCTATCTCAAAGTAACGAATCAGTTCTGTCTTACCTTGACCACGCATAGCCTTAATAAAGGTAAGGCCACCCTTAACAAGTCCACGTATCTTATCGTCTATACCTGAGTGACCCGTAGGTACGTACTCGTATGGGTTCTCTGTAGAGATAGCCTTCTCTACCTCGTAGTCACCCACAAAGAAGTTGTCTGGACTAAACCGTTGAGGCTTAAGACCTGACCACTTAAGATCATCCTGGTCACCATTCATTATGAAGTCATTGGCATCCTTGTGCTTAGTCATAGGCACATAAAAGAACTTCTCAGGGAACAGAGAATACAGACGTTCAGCCGCTGCCTTACCTGCTGGGTCTTGTTCACCTGCATAGACAACCTCAGTGAAGCTGTTCATGTAGTCAAAGTTCTGCTTGATAAACTTATCTGAGATAGATGCGCTGGGTATACTCTTAACTGGAAAGCTTTTGCCTAAGGCTTGATACAGACTGGCTGCATCAAACTCACCCTCTGTTATATACAGACGCTTACTTGAACCTGCATTAAAGTCAGGACCAAATAGTTCACGAGGTGTACCCTTATCCTTTGTCCAGAACTTCTTTTCATCGTACCCACGGTACTTAACGTTACTAGGATACTTGAAGGCATACCTAACTGGATCACCCTCAGCATCCATTTGTATTTGGATACCGTAGAGAACAGCCACGTCTGTGTCTAATCCCCTGATGCCTGTGTTAGTAGCTGAAACTACCTGACGCTGTTGTACTGGGGGCTTACGTTTGTTCACTGGGTAAGTCTCTAAGGCCCAGTCAAACATCTTCTCTGTACTGGGGTATGAACGCTCACATGAGTGACACTTACCATACCCACCTGTATTGTAGTTGAAAGCATCTGAGCTACCACATGCCTCGTAAGGACATGGCTGTGTTGGCTGATCAACTGACATCATTACCACCGAACTCATATCGTACCTGCCTTATCAAAGGTATCGAAGTCCGTAGTGTCCCATGATTCATCTAACTCCTCCTCAAACTTTTTATCAACTATGTGTCTTTCAATAAGAAGCTTAACGTCATCCACTGTAAGATCGTACTCTTTCATCAGATCTTCTACCGTTATGTTTTGTGCCATGTTAATCTCCTAACAATTTTAATCTAAATAGGCCCTCAGTCTGCTTCATTGAGGCCCACAAGTCAAGAAGTTGTTGATACGAAATTGCAATCAAGTGGTGGTCATCCAAGTCACTGTCATATTGTCTAAAGAAAACAGTGCCATCATTAGATAGGTGCATCTCTATGTCCTCATACTGTTCCTTTTCGTCCATTGAAATAACAACAGACGCATCATACTCGTGCTCAATTGAAAACATTTATGACCTGCCATTCAAACGGGAACGTACCACAGACCTACCTCTTTCACTCCTATCAAACTCTCTTAGCTCTCCTTCCTGTTGTACCACAATGCCAGTGTTATACTTTTCTGCAACCTCACTTGCCGCCTCGTGTGTGTTAAAGGTTAGTATAGGTGACGATGAAGTGAAGGGGTTCTCCCCTGATGCGTAGACCCACTCATCCTGTTCTATCTGAAACATTACTGCGTACCTCATTGGTATTCTCCTCTATAAAAATATGGCTACAAGGCCAACCGTTACCGTAACACCGCAAGCAAAACCTATTATGGCTCCCACGATACCTGCAATCTCAACCATATTCATTCTTCTTCTTCTCCTTCAAGTGCTACCCATGATATAGGAAATAGTTTTAACATCTCTCTATCCACACCAAGTGCTACCTGCTTGCTTTCGTATTGGGTATCTGGTGTAATCCTTAGCCTACACATATCAGCGAAGGCATCCAGGCTACCTGACCAGTACCACTCAGTCATGGTAGACTGAGGCAGAACCATACGTGCTTGCTCTGGACATACACCATTAGACAAGAGATCTTGGTAAGCTTTAAGACAGGCCCAGTTAACATCACCCCAATCACCCACGTCTACTACACCGTCACTGCCCTGCTTCTTGTCTTCACTACGTCCACGCCACTCATCAGGCACATAGAAATCAGGCTCACTGTCCACATACCTACGACTGATCTCATTCCACCGTAAAAACTTATGCTTAACTAGCTGCCTAGCTACAAAGATTGGAGCCTTAACGTGAAAGGATGCGAAGCAATGACCGAAGGGTGACTTATGTTTGTGCTTGGCTAGGTAGTGGATTAACTTAGTGTCACCATTGCTTAGTACTTCCTTTCTGGCATAGTCAGAACTGTCACGCCAATCAGTAAGCTCCCAACTGCTTGTCTTATTGAAGCTTACACGTGCTGCATTTACCACTGATAGGTCAGTACCCATGTGGTCTATCAGAGTTACATCAATCATCTTTACTACTCCAATACTCAGTGTCTTCTTCTTTCGTTTTGTAATAGGTATTTATAAAGTGATCAACACCTTCTGAGTGATAGTGCTTCCTTCTTCTGTCATCACCCCACCTACCTGTGCTGTAGTAGTATGAGTAGCGAGAGCTATATCTATTCTTTGGTTCTTTTTCTTTATAAATAAACATTAGTTTTTGTTTTTCATGTACAAAGTAAGCAATATTTCTATCGTCTAGATACTTTTTAACGTACTCTAAATCTTCTTCGGTATATTTTCTGAACTTAGGTTTACCTTTTGCATCACGCCCAACATAAACATAAACCTTCTCTTCATTTTCAAATGTTTGTTCACTCATCCTGACCCAACCCCAAATGAATACAGACAACCTGTGTGTTAATACTTGTTTCCATGACCTTAGCTTTCTCTAAGTATACATTACATTTCTGTGAGCTTTCGTATGTTCCCAGCTGGAAGTAATCAACACCCTCAGTAGGTGTAACCATCAGCCACATTAGTACCCATAGACTAGACATCTGTTTTATTCTCCTCGATGTTAAACTTTAGTGATATGTTACATCGTCCCTATCATTCTGCCACTCTCTAAAATCTTTTTCAGTTAATCCGCTATCATGTATAAAGTCTTGAAGCTCATGTATCTGATCAAACAAGTCCTCAATTAAGAATAGTATAGAAGAGTTCTTGTCGGTACTCATAGTAATACTCCTAGTATTTTAATAACGAAATAGACAGTGTTAGTATATACTAATAGTAATACTGTTAGTATCTTATTCTTATTAGAGATGATAAAATACTTTAAGTAATACTATTAGTATTCTTTTAATTAGGTATCCAAAACTATTCGTCAAGGGGTAGACCTAAAATTTATTTTGATAGTAGCCATATGAACACAAAGACTAATACATTTATTCCTATTGCTACTACGTCAAGCACAGCTAGAATACCTACGATACTTTGGCACCATCAATCTCCCATTCTGTCATTGTGTACACTATTGTGTAGCTCAGGAAATGCCATGCGTAACTTCCAGTCTGCTCTGTCGATAGCCTTCATTTCTTCTGTGCTTAGCTCATAACATTCATGGAGCATACCGTCTGCGTCTTGTATTGCTTTGATAACTATCTTCAGTGCTTCTATTTGATCCTCCAATAAGAAGTGTGCAGCATTGTTGCGTTGCAACTCACGTTCTTCACGATCAATCTCCCACTGTGGGCGTGTGTCTAGTGCTGGTGTTTCCTTAGCTATCTTCTCAGCTAGTTTTTCATTGGTACGTGTCATTGTGTTTGTCCTATTCTGTTTGAAGTTTGTATTGCTAATGCTTTGTTTCTCGTTATCAGTACAACGTATCCTCTTTTGTTATAGACTGTATACATATTTCTTATCCTTCTTTCCTTAATGTTATGCAGTCGTGTAGCAGTGTTGTTATTTCCACAAGATGCCTAGTCGTTTCTGTTGTCGTAGTTTCTTTGGTATCGTAGGGGTCAAAGTAATCCCCGAATGCTAGGCTAGTCATGCACTCTTGTATGATAAAGTTTAGCTGTTCACCTGTTACGTTTAATTTCTTCATGGTCTTAGTCTCCTATGCTAAGGTTAAGTGTTATATTACACACCTCATGCCATCCCATTGGCATACAAACGTGTGTCGTGTTGTTGTCTAAGCTTACCACAAGATCACCTACTGATATGCTACTGTGCTTCATTAGGTTATGGCTGTCTATCTCCCCTGTCCCATGTCCATTACCCTCCGCAAATATGTACTCAAGTGTAGATCGACTAGGTTTATCATGTCCGATCATAAGCACGGTGGGCCTGTATAGGTCATGGCATATCGCATTTTCTACTGCTACCTCTGCCGCATTACCGTCAGGCATCATGTGCAAATCGAAATAAGCTTTCTTCCTTGGCGTAAGGGCTGATCCATTTAGCTCATCCTGGAATTGCTTATCCACTGGCCTTTGATATATTAAATACGAATGCATTATATTTCTCCATAGCAGTAGGCTTCTTCTTCTAGAACATTTGTGTACTCATCACCGTGTAGGCCTGTCATAATAAACTCACGCTCATCAGCCGTTAGGTTAGGCATTGCTTCTTGTATTAACATGCCCGACTTCCAAGCACCTATTGCTGCCTCTGTGATGTCCAAGTCCATAGTGTTAAAGTTACCTGAGACGGGGCTTTGCTTTGTTATTTCCATTAGATATAATCCTCTATGAATGCGAACCCACCGCCATTACCTTCTTCATCTTGTGATAGGATCACGTTAAATTTCTGCCCACTAAAGTTGCTACTGTTGGGCATCTGTACTACCAGCACAGGCCAGTCACCCATTTCGTATTCATCTTTTTCCATGTGGAAGCCTACAATCTTACAGCCTACCAACTGTCCAAAATGTTTTTCATATGCATTGTTCATTATACAAATTCCTCTGCTGTTTCTAATGTCCAAAGGTAGTCACTACCTTCACTTGTTTCATCTACTTTGTTGGCGTCATGTATTGCTATGGCAAAGCCTCTAGGTGTTGCGCTGCGTATGTCTTTAGTGCGCTGTGATTTGCCGCCTAGCTTCTTATACTGTGCGCTGTATCCCTTGCCTACTTCCACTGCTACCTTGGTGGGCATCACAAAGCCACCGCCTGTCCACAAGCAAGTCTTTTTTGTGTAGGCGTCGAAGGGTGCAATGTATTCGGGCCAACGTGGATGATCTGCCTCAGTGTAAGAGATGTACCCACCGTATTCGTAAGGGTGAAAAGAATAGTCGGGCTTGCGCCACTGCGTAGCCAATACTGATACAGGGTTTTCTATGAAGTATGGGATGTGCATACTGTTGAATAACTTAGCGCACCACATGGCATAGCTTACAGCCTCAGTCTGAAACGATGGGTTGACCTCTGCCTTACGTGCGAAGTGTGCCGCACCACTGACTGCCATGTCAGTACATACTGGGAAAGCCATGCCGAATACCACAGGTGGACCCCCCATGAGCTGACGGTTGCTGAAGTCATCGTGTATTGCGTTCAAAGAATTATGATCGTGCAAATCTGCGTATTCATAGTGAATGATG